AATTAGGATTGAATCTTACTTTAAAAGGATTCCCATTTTTATGTTTTAAACTACCTTGTGTATAATATTTAGCAATAGGTGGAGTCATTGGATAATTTTCGGAGTATTCAAATTTAAAAAAATAAAATCCTTTTTCATATGGTGTATCTGGAGGTCCAACTAACATTGCATATATATCATTTATATTTGAATCATCATAATAAAAGTATATTCCATTTTGTTCTAAAATACTTTTTGATTCATTTAGTTCTTTAATTTCGTTCAAAATTCGCTTTGTTCTTCTTACACTCATTAATTCTAATAATATACTTTATATAATATATTTTATATAATATACTTTATATAATAATATTTTAAATAATATATATTTCATTTTTTTTAATAAATTATTTATATTTAAAGTTATTATATATACATAATATAACAATGTTTCATACTAAGAGAAAAGCAGTTGATATTTATTATGAGTTTCCAAATAAAAGGAATAAAAAGGATAAAAAAACAAAAGATGTTAATGAAGATGACAACGATAACGAATCTGAAATCAAAAGTCTTTTTTCAGGATTAGGGAAAAAGGCAGATGATAAAAAAATTGAACGTGAGTGTAATCATATTTATTTTCATAGTGAAGTTGATAGAGACTCTATTTTTGATCTAATTATGCTCATTAAAGAAGCGGAAGAAGAATCTGTATTAACATCATTGAAATTAAATATTGAAGATATTCCAATTTATATTCATATTAATTCATATGGAGGTTCTATTTTTGCAGCATTTGGGGCGATTGATGTTATTAAAGCATGCAAAGTTCCAGTTCATACAATTATTGAAGGTGCAACTGCATCAGCAGGAACACTTATTAGTGTTGTTGGGAAAAAAAGATATATTCGCCCATCTGGATATATGCTCATTCATCAATTATCATCATCATGCTGGGGTAAAATGAGTGAAATTGAAGATGAATTTCAAAATCTTCAAGAATTAATGGAAAAAATTAAAGAAATTTATAAAGATCATGCAAATATTCCAAAAAAAGAATTAAATGAATTATTAAAACATGATTTATGGTTAAATTCTGAAAAATCATTAAAATATGGATTAGTTGATGAAATTTGGAATAAGTAATTTATATTTTATTAATCTTTTATTTAAAAATTATATATTTTTTATAAATATTTATAAAAAATATTTTAATATATTAGATATGAAAATATTATTATCATATCCCAGAAGTGGAAATCATTTAATGCGTTTTTATCGAAATTTTAACAGAAAACCCTACATTAGGATGTATAGATAAACCAATTTTTATGAATATATTTCCAAAAGAAGTTAAATTTAATATTAGTTCTTTAGATAATTATAATGAATTAGATTTATATATAAAATATCATTATCCTCCTATAAATAATATTGATAATTTAATTTTTATTGTACACAACCCTAAAGAAGTTTTACTAAGACATTCAGATTATAAATATGATATTAATAATTATAATTCATATTTTGATTTAATTGATTATTATAATAAATATGATGGTAATAAAAATATTTTTTTTTATGAAGATATGTGTAGTCATAAAAATAATTTTATAAAGGAATTATATGAATTTTTAGATAATAAAAATGAAAAAAAATTAGAATATGTATTAGAAAATATAGATGAATTATTTGAATTATCAAAAGAAGGTAAAAATAGAAATTGGGGTGGTGTAAATAGCAATAGTATAGATAATTATTATTATAGTAAAATTAGTGGAATTGATAAAGAAAAATTTGATAATTATATAAAATCTAAAATAGAAACAAATAAATATAATATAATAAAAGAAAAATATAATTTATAAATATATTGTAATTTTATAAAATAAGTTATATTACATAACATAATTTTAACTAATAATATAGTTTATAAAAAATATATTATACTTAAAAAATAATTAATATTAATTTTTAATAGTTATGACTAAAAATTATTATGATATATTGGGTATTCCAAAAACTGATGATGAAAATGAAATTAAAAAAGCATATAAAAAATTAGCAGTAAAATGGCATCCGGATAAGAATCCAGATAATAAAGAAGAAGCAGAATTAAAATTTAAAGAAATATCTGAAGCATATCAAGTATTAAGTGATAATGAAAAAAGAGAAATTTATAATAATTATGGAGAAGAGGGATTAAAAAATGAAGGTGGTATGAACGGAGGTACTAATTTTAATTCAGCAAATGATATATTTAATATGTTTTTTGGAGGTGGTAGAGGGTCTCAATTTGGTGGAAATGATTTTTTTCAAAGGGAATCAAGAAAAGTTGCACCAAAAATAGTTAATATTCCAATTTCTTTAAAAGAATTTTACAATGGTACTAAAAAGAAAATTACAATAAAAGTTAAAAATATATGCGGTAATTGCAGTGGTTATGGAGGAATTAATTTAAAAATTTGTTCTGGATGCAATGGAAACGGAGTTAAAATTATTAATAGACTCATTGGTCCAAATATGATACAAAGAATGCAAACTACATGTAATGATTGTAGTGGTAATAAAAAAATTGCACAAAATCCATGTAATAATTGTGATAAATTAGGAATTATTAATATTGAAAAACAATTTTTATTGGTTATTGAGCCAGGTTGTTTTAATGATGAAAAAAAAGTATTTGAAAATATGGGTGATGAAATGCATAATGAAGAAAAAGGAGATGTAATTTTTGTTTTAAAAGAAACTGAAAATAATTTATATAAAAGAATTGGAAATGATTTAATATATAATTATTCAATAACATTGGGTGATTCTATAGTTGGAACAAATATATTATTTAAAGATTTAAATGACAATGATATTTTATACAAAGAAGAAAATATGATAAAAGAGAATTCATATCATTGTTTAAACGGAAAAGGTATGCCTTTAAAAGATGAAACGGGTTTTGGAAATTTATATATTATATATAATATTAAATATCCTTCAAAAATATTAACTAATGAAGAAAAAGAAATTATAAAAAAAATATTACCAATTACAAATTATAATAATTTAAATAATTATTCGAAATGTCCAAAATTATATGATAATTTTTCATTTGAAGATATTAATTATAAAAATGCTCAAAAAAGATCTAACACACGAGAATTTAGAAATGTAAATGATATTTTTAATAGATTTTTTTAAAAATTTTCTATTTATTTAATAAGTTAAAAATAAAAATTTTTTTTATTTTTAAATAATATATTATGACTGATAATGTTGATGAAAAAAAATCATTTAATATTAAAGATTTAGTAGATATTGAAGATCTAAATAATTATACGAGTCAATTATTACAAAATAGTGAAACTGAAAATACTTCAAATAAATCAAATAGAGATCAATTAAGAGCAAAATTATTTGCTAAAACAAATAGTTTAAGAAATAATAGAATGAGTAAAAATATTAAAGAAGAAAATCAAATGAAAAGTCTTAAAGAAAATCCAATGTTTAAAAATATTGATCCTAACAGTGTTGATATGAAAAATATTATTGAAAATATAAGTAATAAGATGTGTGCTGATCCAAAACAAAAAAAGAATATTAAGAAACAAATGGAAAAATTAGTTGAAAAAATGAAAGATACTACAATTTAATTTTATATATTTTAACCTTTTCTCAGAACAAACTTAAAAAATCAGAAAAAACTTGTCTTATTATATATATGTTTAGGGAAAGAATTAATAAATAATATTTATAAAATATATATATGTATTATATATAATGCACGATACTACTTATAATGGTTTACAATGTTGGACAAAACAAATGTTTGAAAAATTAGGATGGATTGTTTTAGCACATAATGATGGTGATAAAAAGCATGTAGAAAATTATATTGAAAATCTAGAATATTTACTAAAACATGTTAATCATAAAATAGTTTCTCTAAAAAAAATGATGGGTAAGAAAAATGATTTACATTTAATGGATAAAATATCCGATTTAAAAATTATGCAAAATAATATTGTGACTTTACATAAATATGCTAAAAAAATGTGTAAATAAAAGAATCATTTTATGAAAATTATATAATATTTAATATTATATAATTCTAATATAATTCTAATGTAATTCTATTTATAGTATTTCTTAGCAGTTACATAATATCCAAATGCTAAAACTGCTCCTATAATTTGAGCAATAACATATGAACAAAGTGTTTTTACATCAATGTCATTATTAAGATATAACATAAATGATACAGCAGGATTTAAATGACCCCCTGATATAGAAGCTACTAAAAGTAAAGATACTGCTAATGCTAAACCAATTTTGATCCATGTTAATGCATCATCACATCTTGATGTTGCATGACCGGATGAAATAATTACTGATAAAAAAACAAATGTGCCAATAACTTCTGCAAAAAATTTACGAAACATATATATATATTATTTAGATAAATAAAATTATTAAAAAATTTTTTATATAAAAAAATTGAATTATTTTATTTTTAAATAATTTAGTTTATAAATAATATAATTTAGTGAATAAATTATATAATTAAAATATGAATAATATAACTACTATTGTATCTTCTGGAATATTACTTAATACACCTTCTGATAAATCTACTAATGAATTAGTAAATGAATGTTCTAAAGTATCAGTTAATACATTTTTTGATAATTCTACTGATTCTTATATACCTACTTGTAATTTTTTTAATACATGTAATAATATATTTTCGAATCAATATATTGAATCAATTAATTGTAATTGTTTTTGTGAATATAACCCTCCTTCAAAATTAGAACTAGAAGAAATATTCGATGATAATAATAATAAAATTATATTTATGATAAATAATTCAATTGATAATAGTTTTATATATACACCTTTAATATTTTATTCTAATAGTACATTTATTACTGATAAAATATTGTCTTGTAATAAAACTTCTCCTGATAAAAGTATTATTTTATCATTAATATTTAAATATGATATTGATAATAAAAATCGTATATTATTAAATGGCTTTATGTATGAAGATGAAGATAATAAAAAGTATAATATAATTGAATTTAATGTAGAATCAAAAATTAAAATTAATGATATTACATATGAAAATATTGCAGTATGTAAATATTGTAATATATAAATATTGTAATATTTAAATATATAAATATTGTAATATATAAATATTGTAATATATAAATATTGTAATAT